CGCCGGTCTGCGGCTTCGCCCCTTCGGGGAAGGCTTCGGCATAGTCGGCCACGAGCTTCAAGTTCTCGGTGAGCGGCTTCTTCTGCGCCAGGCGATAGAGCTTGCGCGCATCGACGTTGCCGACATTGTCGATCGCCCCCTTGACCGCGTAGCCCTTGGCGATGGCCTTGCGCGCATCCTGAAACTCCTTGACCAATCCCTGCTGCCCGCTCTTGGCGAGATCGGCCTCGAACATGTCCTCGTAGGCATCAGCGATGGCCTGCTTGGTGAACGCGGTCTGGTACTTCTCGGGGTCGTACGGACCCTTGAACGCGGCCGAGGCTTCGTTGCGCAATTGCTTGATCTTCGCCATCGCCCAGCGCGGGTTGTGATCCTTGGTCGCAAGCTGCTCTTCGATCAGGTCGATCGAGTTCTTGAGCGAGGCGAAGGTCTTCGGCGCGGACTCGTATTGCGGCTTGACCTCGTCGAGCAGCGACCTCATGCGCGCGTCGAACGCGCCGGTTTCCTGCAAGCCGGGAATGCGGGTAACGGGTGGCTGCGGGATTTCGGTGGTGATCGGCTTGCCCTTCTCGTCGACGATGGGGCTGGTCCTGATCTTCGGCGGCGGGGTTTCAGTCACCGGAGCCTTGTAGCCCGCCTGGATCACCTTCTCATAGGCTTTGCCCTTCTTGGCGACGTAGGCGCTGATGTCCTCGTCGGTAAGCGGCGTGCCTTCGAGGTCTTCCGACACCAGCCGGTTGAACTCCGGCCGGTTCTTGCCAGAAATCCACTGGCTGATCTTTTCCTTGCCCGCGAGGCCGGAGAGGGTGAAGCCTTCCGGTGGCGTGGTGAGTCCCGCCGTCTGCGATGCTTCGCGCACGATGTCCTTCGGCGCGTTGATCCGCTGTTGCTCAGTCAATGCCGCCTGCCGTGCGGGGAGTCCTTCCTCGATGCCCTTACCGACCTTCGCCCCGAGTAGACCGGGGATCTGGCCGATGGCTTCCTCGACCCCTGCACCGACCGCGCTCCTGACCGGGCCTGCTGTTTGCGGCGGGGCGATCAGTTCGCGCGCTCCCGAACCGACTGCCCCCACGCCCTTCGCTACCAGCGCCAGCGGGTTGTACTCGGTCGTCGCCTTGCCGGCTGCGGTGCGCGGCTCATAGGTGAACGCGCGCTGCACGTCCTGCTTGACCGTGAGCGGGTCGCGCTCCTCGATCCCCGGCACGCCGGCACGACGCGCGCCCTGCAGCCCGAGTTGGGTCAGTCCCGCCACGTCCGACACCGGCTTGGCGAACATGCCGCTGCCCATCGCCATGATCGGCTCGGCGATGCCGCTCGCCACGCTCTCCATGAAGCCGGGTTCCTTGCCTGCGGCCGGCTTCGGCGTAGCGGGCGCTGCCGCCTTCGGCGGCGCGAAGTCCTCCCACGGCTTGCTCTCAGCCGGGGCGGCTTGCGGGGCGAAGTCTTCCCACGGCCCGGCCATTCAAGACACCTTCTCCCAATTCTCCTGCTTGGCCGGGTCGCCGCCCTTGAACCGATAGCCCTTACGCACCTCGCCCGGCTTGGGCACGCCCGCCGCGGGCGCAGCCCAGCCGCCCGCCGCGCCCGAAGGGAACATTTCCTTGAGCGTGCCCTGCAACTGCTGCTGCTGCGCCTGCATGGTGCCGATGCGCCGCTCGCCGTCGTTCTTGAGCCGGTCGAGCACGCGCTCGGTGGCATTGAGCGGCATCGAGCCGTTGATGACCGATTCGATCTCCTGACGCGCGGTGTCGGTCATCTGGCCGACCAGGCGCGGATTGCTGATGACCCGCGTCGCCTCGTTCTTGACGATCTCGATCTGGGCAAGGTACTCGGCCACATCGGGACTGTCGGCGGCGTTGACCCGCAGCCAGTTGAGCGGCTTGTTGGCGAGCGCGGCATGGGTGGCGATCGCCTTTTCGGCGAGCTTCTTGGTGATCTCGGCGTTCTGGTCGAGCATCGCGACGTAGGGTTGCAGCATGGCGATGTCTTTGGTGTTCTGGGTGAGCGCGGCCTGGGTCGACACCCGGATCGCCTTGTTGGTGCCGATGTCGGCGGCGGAGAGTCCAAGTTCCTGCGCCCGGTCGGGCACCCGCTCGTCGACCGCCTTGATCAAGTCCGAGCCGCCGCGGGTGCGCGAGAGGCCGACCCGCCAAGTATTGTCGCCGGCAAGCTGCATGGTGGCGTACCAATCGACCGTCGCCTGCTGCTTCGGGTCGAGCTTTTCGTACTGCGTGCCGTAGCCGCCTTGTCCCGCCGCACCCACCGCCTGCGCGCGTAGCAGCGCCGCGTTCGGCGCGCGGGCGATCATCTCCATCTGGCCCGTCTGCGGGCTGTACTGGCGCGTTACGATCTCGCTGCCAACCTTGATCTCGTCCTTGGTCGCCGCGATCTTGCGCCGTTCCTCAAGTTGCGCTCGCGCTTCCGCTGCCGCCCGCGTGGCCTGCTCCTTCACATAGGCATCGTCGCGATACTTCTGCAGCGCGATCTTGTTCTGCTTATCCATCTGCTCGGCAAGGTGATCGAGCAGTTGGCCCTTGATGTTGTCGGGCACATTGATCTTGTCGACGATCTTGAGCGCGGACTCCATCGTCTGCAGCTTGGGCGGCAGGATCGGCCCTTCCTCGCCGGGGAGCGGAGGCGGTGCCCCGATGGCGTTGCCCTGACCCGCGGGCGCAGCCCCACCGATGGGCGGCGCGAACTGCCCGCCCGCGATGGGCGTGAAGCCCTGCGGCACGGGCGACGTCCCGGTCGGCGCGGGACCGGCCTGCGGGGCAGTGGGTGGCCCCGGCGGCGGCATGGAAGCGGCACCCCCGCTGGGCGCGGCCGGCATCGCCCCACCGCCGCCACCGGGAGCCATTCCGCCTTGAAGGAGCGCTTGTAATTGCGGCGGCAGCCCGCCCTGCGGCATTGGCCCCTGCTGCATCGGCACTGACGGCTGGCCGGGAGCCATCGGCTGCGGCTGCGGCGGGGCCTGCAACTGACGAGCGGCATCGACCTTGGCCGCGTCGAGCATCTTCTGCTGCGCCTTGGTCTGCTCGAACTGCTGCTCTCGCCATTGCTGCGCGGCGATGGCCGCGAGCATATCCTTGATGCCGGCGTCCTGATACTCCCGCCGCTTGGCGTCGTTGACGGCACTAGTATAGCCGCCGGTATAGTCGGGCATGATCAGTACCCGCCGCCGGGGCCTCCGGTTTGCGGCGCTCCGGGTCCGGTGGCGTAGCCGGAATAGTCAATCTGTTGCGGCCGATACAGGTTCGACAATTGCCCGAGGCCCGTCGTCAGGTTGTTGAGCCCGGTCTGCTGCTGACCGAAGCCGATGTTGCTCGCACTCTGACCGATGCCAAGATAGTTTCCTCCGGCCCCAAGAGCCGCCAGCAATTGCTGCATCGGCAATGTCTGCATGGTCGCCGCGCCACTGAGGTTCTGCCCCACGCCCTGCCCTTGCCGCCCGGCTTCGTTATAGGCACCCGTCATGCCCTGTAGCCCGGTGGCTTGACGCTGCAACTGCTGGTTCTGCCAATTCATGAGGAAGTTCTGCACGTCCTGATTCTCGATCCCCGCCGCCTCGCCGCCCATGCCGATGCCGCGGGCGGACGTGCCGGCACGCGAGGCGTCGGTGACCTGTTGCTGGAGCTTGTCGCGCAATGCGTTTTGTGGGTCTTGCGCGGTCTGCCACAACTGACCGCCGGCCCCCATCAAGTCCTTCTGCGCGCCGGCACTGACTCCAGCCTGTTGTTGCAGTATCGGGACAAAGATCTGCATCAGCTTTTGCAGATCGCCGCCCTGATCGAGATATTGCTGGAAGATCTTGAGCCAGTCCTGATCAATGGTGCCCTGACCCTGCGGCTGGTAGACAGCGGATGCTCCGCCGCCCCCACCACCGCCGCCCCCACCGCGATTGCGGGTGGACTGGTAGATCGAATTGGCGCCGGCGCCGATGCCGACCACTGCCGCAACGGTGGCGAGACTCATGGCTTCACTCCCAGCAGCGTCACCTCGGCGCTGCGCGCAAGGAATTCCTCGTGACTATTCGCCGTCAACCGTGCTTCGAGCCTGGCGATGTCGCGCTCGTTATCGGGATTGACGTAGGCATCGCACCAGATCGTATCGGTCAGGGCATAGCCCGCCTTCTTCGACCCCTTCGGCACCGCTTTGGTAAACGGGGCCTGCACCAGTTTTGGCGGCCCGCTGCCGTCGTTGATGGCGATGCAGCCCTGCGATACCGTGGTCACGCAGTCCTGCATGTGGATGTAGCCCACCAGCACCACGCCCGCCGGGATGAATATTTCCCGCACGTACAGACCATCGGCGAAGTAGTGCTTCAACGGACACTCGAACTGCGGCAATCGTCCGACCGCCTGCTCCAGTTGCACCAGCTTCTTGCGCGCCATCGCATCGAGCACGAACGGCTCCACCACCGCCACGTTCTTCGGCTGACCGTAGAAGTCTGTCTCGACGACGTGCGGAAGGTTGTGCATCAGTCGGTATAGAACATGGAGCCGGCGAACTTGCTGGTGTTGGTGCATTCGGCGTCGGTGATGGCGACCGAAGCGCCGCCGCTCACGATGTCGAGAATGCCCATCGTGGTCGCCCCGAGGTTGTAGAACACCAGCGGGTAACCGGTGAAGGTCACGTTCTCGACGAAGGCCGGCCCGCCGTTGTTTCCGCCCCAGCCACTGTTGATGGTATACGGCAAGCCGTTGACCAGCATGGTCCCGGTGGCGGAGCCCTTGCTCGTCAACTGCACGAAGAAGGCGAAGAACACGATCCGTCCCAGCTTGAACGCCTTGCCGGTCTGGGTGGCGTAGGTAATGCCGGTGCCGGCCCCGCCGAAGGTGATGGTCGGCGTCCAGGAGAGGATCGCGCTGCCCTGCGCCGAGTTCATGAGGTTGTAACGCGAGCCGTTGTCCTCGATGTCGTAGACGCCACCCGACAGGATCTCGTTGCCCGAAAGAGCCGAGCCATCGGCGTAGGTCAATTGCCGCACCGCGAGCCCGCTGGTCGCCACCGTCACCGCGGCGGTATTGGTCGCCCCGGCGACGAAGCTGAACCGCTGCCCGGCGAGGTAGGCGGAAATCGCCGGGTTGGGGGTGAGCGTGATGGCGTTGGCCGACCCCCCGGCGGTGCCGCAGAAGGTGGGGATCGAGTTGGCGTTGGTGATCGCGCCAGCGTTGGCGTTGACGTTGGCGACGATGTGATTGAAGTCGGCCATCACCGGCACGGCGTCGATCACCTGCCCGTCCTGGATGTTGAACGGCAGCGGCGGAATGATCACGCCCAGGCACAGGAATTGTTTCAGACGACGCATGGGGCGGGCTCCGCAAAGGTTCCAAGGGTCATATAATCAGTTCTTTGGTAGCGGGCATAGAAAGTGCCGATCGAGACCTGGGCGCTGGCTTGGGCGGTGACTTGCAGTTGCATCTTCTCGAACACCAGCGGGGCGGGCCACGGGACGGGGTAGGTATGGGGGATATTCTGCGCCCCTTCGCCCCACAATGCACCCGAGCCTGCGGCCTGGGTCCAGAACACGCACGGATTGCCCCACGCGGCGCCGCTTCCGCCCTGGCTCACGCTGCCCCAAAGTGTGGTGTGCGAGCCCCACAACAGACCCGAGCCGACCGGCGGCGAGCCCCACAGGTTGCCGGTCTCGCCGCGGATGATCATCGTCGCCTGTTCCAGCATGTTGCCCTGCTCGTCCTGGGCGACAAGGGTATAGGTGATGTCGCCCCCCGAGGCGGCAAGCTCGATCTGGCTCTCGGCCACCTGCTTCATGCTCATCGGGTCGGCCTTGGGGAGGGTCGAGGAGAGGAGGGTGACGAAGGTGGCGGTGCCCAAGTCCGCGGCGACGAACGTCGGATTGTGCTGGGTGAAGGATTGAATCAGTTGCCCGGGCACATTGGCGCTGGACAGCACGAAGTAGCCAGCCAAGGCCGAGGCGCAGTCGTACTGGAAGGTGTGCGGCCCGTTCCAGCGCCGCTTATGTTCGTCGAACCAGTAATCGTTCGTTGCTTGCCGACCCCTGATGATCGTGCTGCCGCAGACCCGATACACGGTCGAGTTGTAGGCTGCCGCCCAGCGGGTCGGGGTGACCGCGTTCTCGAATGGCGCCTGCACGTCGGGCTCCAGTTCCTGCAGGCTGTGGGTGAGCGGCCGCAGACTCCCGAGGAGGTCGATGAAATAGGGACCGCCGCTGCTGCCGAAGTAGAGGCCGTACGGACTCTGGGCGACGCTGCGCGGGGCGTTGGTCCCTATCGTCAGGCTGACGTAGTTCTCGCTCAAGTTGAAGGTCACGGTGTCGCCGGTGACCTGCCAGACCTGGTTCTGCTTGAACACGGTCAAGGCTTGGATCACCCCCGAGGAAGTCGTCTGCAGCGGGAGTCCCGCCAGCGCATTGATCGGGCTGGCGTCGCCCAGGGTGAGGAACTGGGTGGCGTTGGTCACCGTCAGCGGATTGGTCAGGACATCGGTGTACCACAACTGATTGCCGGCCACGGCGAAGTAGGCGCGGTTGTTGAAGTTCGCCACGGCGACCGGCACCGCGGGGAGCGGGTTGGTTACCGTGTTGGCCGAGGTCCATACCGGTGCCGCCGGATTGGTGATGTCGATGACGCCGAAGAAGTTGGCCCCGGTCCCGCTGAATCCCGGGTGGGTGATGACGATCATCGTCCCGATGTTGGCAAGCGTGGGCGGGGTCCAGTCGCCTTGCGTGGCCGGGCTCGCCGGCACGTTGCCCGAGGTCACGCCCGAGATTGGGACGAACGCGCCGGTCGCGGTATCGAAACAGAACGGCTGATCGAATCCGGGAGTGAGCGCCGTGGCGACCATGCCGTAGACACGGGCGCCGATGCCGGCCTGGATGCTGATGAAGCCGGGGCTCGCGAACCCGTTCTGGGCGAAGTCGATGATCGACGTTACGCCCGGGCGGCTGATCACCAGCTCCGGGTTGCTCTGATCGAAGATCAGGTTGGCAAGGGTCTGGCAGGCACCGGGGAAGCGGTCGGTAGCATCAAAAGCATCGACGAGGCCACGAGGCGTAAACCGCATCGGTGAGGAGTTGGGGATCGCCATGCGGCCATCAGTAAGGGTAACTTTTCACAGGCTTGGCGCCGCGCGATGTTCTCCAATGGCGCGGATCCAATCTGACATTGTGGACCGCCTGCTGCTCGTCGTTTGAGCCCATGATGAGATAGGGCCGCAGCATCTGCTCAGCCTGCGCCATGTAGGCATCGTGGCGGTCATCGCCGGTCACGCCCATCATGCGCCCGGCCGTGGCCTGAACCAGATAGTCAGTGAAGGCGAACCACGGCGCCGCGGGCGACGTTTGCGGATTGAGAATCGGATCGCGATTGCGCATGTAGCGATGGGTGATGGCGATGCTGCCGCTCGACTGCGGATAGATGAAGAGCCCGCCCGCCGAGGTCACCACACCGTTGACGAGCGTCTGCGCCTGATCGGAGGTGTCGGTGGCGTACTCGTAGGGGTAGTTCGACACGCTCGGCGACTTGAACTCGGCATCGAACTGCTCCATCGTGATCGGGTCGAGGAAGATGGTA